GTTTCTGTGGTGGACGTGCACTGGGCGGTGCAGAAGGCACGTTGGTTCTAGTAGCAGGCACAGATGGCCGCCCTGGTGGTTGTGGCGCAAGCGCCTGTGCAGCAGGCGGCAACGATGCTGATTCTGGTGCACCAGCGTTTATGCGTGGTATACCTGCCTCATCAAGTCGTGCATCTACTGCACCAGGTTGTCTCCACTGCCTGCCTGTGAACCCCCAACTTTCTTCACCATGTGGTCCCATCACCTTAATGTTTCTGGTCGGCTCTGTTGCTTGTGCATTAGCTGCACCAGCACGTGCATTCGCAGCCCCTTCTTTCATCGCTTCGATTTGCATCTGTAGCGGTGTGCCCTGCGCACCAGTGATCCCACCTGTGAGATTTGCTAGAGAGGCAGCATTCGGAGGGAAGCCTGCTTGCACTGCATGATATGCACCACTCGCACCCTTCTCGAATGTCTCAGCACGTTGCAGGTTGGTAAGACCTCCCTCAGTACTACTGATTATGCTAGGATCAACGTTAGCCAATGCATCAGGTGCCATAGCCCGCAATACACTCAGCCCACCAGGGTGTTGCACAGCATCCATTGCAGACTTAATATACTGCTCTTTCAACTGCTGTGCCAACTGGTCCCTGGCAAAGTCATGTTGTCCTTGCAGCGCATAGTTGTAGTTGCCTTCGCTCGTCGCCCTCTGTATCTGATAGGTGTCGAGCATGTTGGCAGCTTCGGCAGGATTGTTCTGTCCGACAATCTGCGCCAGCACTGACTCGATTTGGAACGGATCAATGGCTGCTGGACTGGTCGTGCCGTATTGGTTTGAGGTTGCCATCACTCCTTACTCCCAAACGTGGCAGTGCCAGTTGGATCGTAGTATCTACTCTGTGGAGAGTTCGTCAGTTCTCGCTGCCATGCATCGACTGATCCACTGTCACCACTATCGAACAGGTTGCCCAGATTGTTCACCAAATCCTTGTTGCTGAGCATCGACCCGATATCCTTACCAACATCAGCAGCAGTGTTCAACTGTCCAGGCACATTACCAATCACACCCTGTCCTGCTGTCTGTCGCTGGTTTGCTGCCGTATTTACACCAGCAGCGCCATATGCAGGTGCAGTACCAGCTTGTTGTGCGCGCTGTGCAACCAAGTTAGCCAATGTGTTGCTGCCTGTCGCTGTGTTGAGGCCAGGATATTGGAACTGCGGTGTGGACAGCGTATACGCATTCGCTGCACTCTGCTCCAGTCCCTGTCTGCGTCCCTGATTGATGGCATCTACGCCTGTGATCGCGTCTGTGCGTGACTTCATCAGGCTATCACGCAACGCGTTATACTGAGTTCTGCCGATGTCAGCCAACACTGGTCCCGCAGCGGTGCCTGATCGCTGGAATGAGCGCAGCGTATCTGCAACCAACGGACGGAATGTAGCATTGCTCGCATTCGTAGCTTGTGCTGTCAGCAGACCAGCGAGTTCATCACTCCCCATGGGCCTGTATGATTGCAGATTGCGGATCGCAGTGTCCGCAGCAGGTCCAGCCTGCGCAGCACGCAACGCTGCTTGTTCATTCGCGAATTGTGCATTGCGCACATCGGTTGTGTTGCGAGAGATGCCGGCCAGATCAGATGCACGCTGTGCTGCTTCAGGCAGCGGACCAAGTACAGTCCTCCATGTGTTCGTAGCAGGATCATACTGCACCGATGAACCGAAGCTATCCTGTGTACCAGCCACGCTGCGTGTGTTGATGAGTGCAGACAGCGCACGCTGATACAGTTCATTGTTCTGCGCCGCGTCAAGGTTCGCCAGCGAGTAGTCATACTTCGTCTGCTGCTGCTGGTTGCCTCGTGTCAGTGTTCCATACGCACTTGACAGCCCACCAAGCAGTGCGCCACCAGCAGCTATTGCAGAGATTGCCATCTACTTCACCGCTTTCATGTAGCTCTGTTCGATTAGCGTGAATCCGAGCTTGGGAAACAACGGCTCTACGTCATACACGGTGCGACACTGGTGCACGATCTGCTTCACGTAGTACATCTTCAACAGTGGTTCAGCAGCCTTCACCAACTTAGAACCGATGCCCACGTTACGATAGCCGAGCTTCACTGCCAAGATATCACAGATCGCAAACCGCACAGTCTTGTGATGTGGATGCATGATGACGATATACATTGCAAACCCAATCAGTTCTTTGTCAGCACCAACACGTGCTGTGATTAGCACGAACTGCTGTGCAGCTTCCTGTTCTGTATAGTATTCCCAATTCATGTCGAGTGGTGGCATGCCTTCATGCGCCTCGGTCGCCTTCCAGTATTCGAGCAAGATAGCACTCATCTCGACGACACACTTCTTCAGTGGCTCAACTTGTATGTCCATCACCAGATGCGCTCACCACCGAACAGCAACACGATCACCAAGATCAACAAGATCAGCCCGATGCCACCAAATCCGCCTGGACCATATGCACCAGAGCGGTATCCGTAGTAGCCACCGAAGCCACCGAACAACACCAGCACGATGACAAGCAACAGCAGGAGGTTCATGTCAACCTCGTATGATGAAGCCGAACACTTTCCAACCGAGTAGGAAGAACAGCAGGAACCCAAGCAACCAGCCACCACGGTTCCAGTATGGTGCACCCGCAGGTGTGAAGTTGCCGAATGCCCAGAAGATAATCCACAGGAGCATTATCAACCAAAAGATGAAGCCGATATCCATCAGAACGCTCCTGTGCTACCGAGGCCACGCTTCGTTGCTGAGTCATCAGGTGGTGGTACATAGCCTGCACCACCGATTGGATTGTTCGCAGTTGGATTCTGCGCACCCTGCACCGCACCACCTGCATTGATCAGGTCGCCCAGCGTGGCATACTGTGTATCACCAACTGCACTCCGCAATGCTCCACCGAAACCGCTCGTATCTGCTGCCACCTTGCCTTGTGCACCAGTGACATACGAACTCGGATCAAACTGGCCTGCTAGGGTCAGCGCGTTTGCATCAGTCCGTGCACCACTGATGTAGTCATTCAACTCATTGCGTTGTTTGCCTAAAATGGTTGTGCCGAGGTCACGAACTGTAGACGCAGCTGCTGATTTCTTCGTGTTCAGCGTATCAAGCGCAGCGTTATAGCCAGCCGGCGTGAGCGTTCCACGCTTCGACGCATTGAGGAGTTGTGTGCTCAGTGGATCGAACTGCTCGTTCACCAGCGTGCTGACATACGGATCAACTAGTGTATCAGGCAGGGCAGTGTTCGCGTAGTTCGGTGTGAATGTTGTGTTCAGCGTGTTCAGTGCACCTGTGCGTTTGCCACCAAGCACGCTATTTATGATTGTTGACCCAAGGTCTTTGGGGAATGCAGCAGCAGGGTTGGGGTCCAAGTCCTTGATTGAACCAAGATCACGCTTCAGTTCAGTCGTAATGTCATCCATGTATGCGTTCGGGTCCACGCCTTGCCGTGTAAACTCCTTCGTCACAGATGCCAACGCATCATTGTATGCATTGGTCTTCAGTCCTTGGAAGTCTGTCTCACTCTTGGCGGCTGTATCAGTCACCTTCTGTGCCGCTGCATCCGATGTTGCTTTCTCGTCAAGTTTCCGCTGTGCAATCTCTTCGTTCAATTTCTCTGCACCAGTCTTACTACCGGCGGTAGTAGGAGCCATACCCCAATATCCACCGCCGTAGTTGACTGGCAAACCACCAGTGCCAATGCCTGGATCATCAGTGAATGTCATGCCATTCACCGGGTCGGTATACACACGAGGCAACGGCGGTGCTACCGGTGCTGCACCACCACCCCCACCACCCTTGCCTCCGCCACGCGCTACACGCACATGCAGCGGCTGTCCACCTTCGCTAAACATCACGCTGCCCTCTCATACTTGTAGATAGTGCCAAACCGAGTGAAGCCCATGTGCCGATACAGTGCATCGACAGCCACCGTACGGATACCAGCCACATCCCCAGACTGAACAAGTAGAGCGCCCTTATCATCGAGGCACCAGTTAACAAACCCACGCATGAGACGCATGCCAATCGCTGCACGCTTCGGTGCGCCTTCGCGAACATACCACGCATCCTCGACACCCATCAGTTTGGGACTGAAGTAGAACGTCACCACTTTACCACACACCGCACCGACGTAGCCACTTGCGTCACGTGCCAGTCGGAAGTAGTAGTTCGGATCATCCATGACGCTGACCATCGTGTGTCGGCAGTAGGCCCAATCGAACTCTGGTCCGTCGCGTCCATACGTGCCTAGTTCGTGCAACTCCTTCGCCAATCCAACCGCATACGCGAGGTTGTCATAGCTTAGCGGCACGATCCATTCAGCATGGACTGTGGAAGACATCAACGCCTGATCCCACCATGCACGTAAGCTATCGACACACTGATGAACTTCAGCTTCCTCGTAGTCGTGCCGATGAATTGCAACTTCATCAGCTTGAACTTCGTGGTCCAAGCATACAGGCGTTCATCACTGCTGCGTCTACCACCACCATATGGCCTGTCACCATACGGCACATTGCCATAGCCTCCCGCGCCACCACCCATGAATGTCATACTGAGCATCGGCTGATCAACGCCCTGGCTCGACACGATGTTGTCTACGAACGCCTGACATGTGAACTCCGCATCACCCTGTGTGTCTAGTGCGATGTAGCGCGTCTGCTTGATATCCATGCGCTTCTTGAAGTCAGCCCACGGCAACTCCCACTCGAATGTGATCGGCACACCATTGCCACTATTGATGGCAGGATCAGCCAGAAAGTCAGTGTTGCCGGTGGGGTTGTCGAAGTCATACGAATATAACTTGTTCCCCTGCGCGAAGATGATGTTCTGCAACGCCGTGCGGCACGCAGCTTGCCACTTCCACCCACGTAAGCGTGCCCATGCCTGTATCTTCAAGCCAGGGATGTTGGTGTAACTGAAACAGATCGTCTCAGTCAGTGTCACACCGTCAGCAGCAAACTGTGGCACGAACAGCATGTAGCGGAAGTTGCGCAGATCATAGACTGCAAACACATACTTGCTGATTTGTGCTTGTGTCAGCGGCTGCAACATTGCAGTAGTCATCGGATCGATCAGGTGACTGGCTCGCACGGGACGCAGTGTGTTGAACACGTTCACACGCGCAATCGAGTTCACTCCCACATTGTCACAGTAGAAGGTATCGTCTCCCACTGAGATGAGCGACCTGTGCGTGAGGCACCCATACTCTTCGATGAAGCCGTCGTCGCTGGGAGTGTGCACGGCTGGCGATCCGGTGTAGATGCCGAGGTTAACTGGTAACACTCCGCGCTCGAATGCAACCAGGAGCTTGTCACGATAGGCCACCAGCCCCGTGATGATACTGCTGCCAAGAGACACACGAGGGCCAACATCAAGTACAATAGCGTCGTTCGGTATGGGGTCGCCAAAGTATGTCCCACTCGTTCCTTTAGCACTGATATACAAGCTGCTCGGGTTGCTGGGCACACCAGCGATGATGGTATACTGTGAGTGTGCGATTACGAATCGACCGATGGGCGTGTTGACGTTCGACAGTGTGGCAAGATCAACAAGGAACTGTGCCTGCATGTAGTTCAGGCTGGTCGGGTTCCCACTGATGATCACTGGCTTGTCGCGGCCATTGCACACGATCAGGTCGCTGTTGAAGATCGTGAAGTTGACCTCGACACTGCCCGATGTCCATGGTCTTGCACCTGTGATCAGCAGTCGTGTGACCGCACCATTGCCAGCAACCAAACTGAACTCACCACTGAACTGCACTGTCACGACGTAGTTGTTGAAGTAGTAGCAGTTGATGATGTCACTCGTGTCGGTCAATTGGTTCGACCGCAACCGTGTGCCAGGACGTATGCTAAGTGACCCATCAATCGCACGCTCAAGGTTGTCTAGCACCTTGGCATACTTCGGTGACATGTTCAGATCAGTGTCAGTGACGTTCAGCCCACCCTCGAACGAACGCACGGTCGAGACTTGTAAGTTCGACTGCGGCTGTTGACCGCGTGGGTTTAGATTGCCACTGGTCTTGGATAGATACATGCTAGATTTCCGCCGATGCAGTGAAGGTGTAGTTGAATCCCATGGTTTGACTAGCAGTAGTTGATACTGCTTGCATGCTAATACTCCATGGACTTGTCGTGTATCCTGTCACGCTACTGAAAGATCCCCCACCTGATGGCGTAATCACAGCACTAGGGGCAGCACGCATCGTAACTTGCAGCGGCACAGTGAATAAGTAGTTCGCCACTTGTGCACCTGTGTAGGTTGACAATGCACCTGAGCCAACTTGGAAATACCGCTGGCACTTCGCTAGATCATCCGCAATGTCGAGCTTCTCTAGCGGCGACATAACGCTGCCAATTTCTAGCTGCACACCCCACAGGAAGATGTTGCCGGTCTGCACACCAACATTACCAGATTGTGCCGCACTGGCAGAACCAGCCGAACACCAGAAGTAGAGCAGTGTTGTGCTGTCGCCATTCGAGCCAAGCGTCTTGCCATTGACGCTTGGTAGTGTGAATACAAGACTGTAGCGTGTCCAGAGTTGGCTGAGCGTAACTGACTGACCAGGGATACCGACTGATCCCGATGGCGAACCGCCTGTGCCAAAGAATTGGTTAGGATTAACTCCGAGCTTGTGTCCTGTTGGTTCGCTGGTTGCTGCCCAGAAACTCACCGTCACCGTCTTACCAGCTAGCCGTCGCACGTTTTCTATCTGCTGCAATACGATCGTATATGCACCTGCACCAGATGTGCCTGCGAATGCGATGCCCAAGCAACCACTTGCCTGTTCGTCCCCAATCCCTGTTCGATCACTGTCAGTGAGCACAGTGCGCGTCACGGAGAACGTGTCGGTGTTCGCAATGGCCTCCCACTGATCCAGATTGTAGCCACCAGTAGTGAATGGGCCAACACCCCGCTGGTAAATATTGAACATTGCATTGTGTATCAGGTTACGACCAACATCACCTGTCGATTGTACGGTCACGACGTTGGTCGTCTGCACCCAATACGTCGGGTATGTGGCACGATCCTGTGTGAATGTCACAGGTGACGCTGAACTCGTGTGCGAGACTTGGCACTGATATATCTGGCTGTTGCTCGCATCTAGGACGTTCTGCCCTGCGATATATGATACACTGTTTCCCCACCCACCTACATAGTTGGGGATCGAGATGAAGCGTGAGATATACGCATCGAGCGTATCCATGTTGCCGTTGATGGCTTCATCCCACGGTATCGTATCGAATGGTGGCTTCTGTAGCTTGAGATACGGTGTAGTAGCCATGCTACACTCCTGCGACCGCTGCCCATGTGCCTGCGCCGCGTGACACATACAGCGTTGCCCCGAGTGCGCCGCCAATTCGCGAATAGAGTGAACCCACTGGTTGTATAGATGATGGTGCAGCACTGCCGGTGGTCCAGGTGGGACCGCTGCTACTACCGATGATGAGCGACAAGCCAGCGGTAACTTGATCAGGCGCTGGTCCCTGATTTGTCCACATCACAACATTGTCGCCGCTGTAGCCGGCCGGTAGCGCACCAGTTCCCGGATCAGCAATGATATTCAACACCTGAGACTTGCGATATGGATGCGCCTGATCAGCTATACTGTAAACACCGACCACTCCGAGGTAGGACGGCCCCGCAGCGCCCTGATAATTCTGCGTGACCGTCACACCGTTAACACGGTGTCCGCTGCCCCCGAGGTTGATCAGATAGTTCCCGCTCTGTCCCACGACTCCATCGAACACGATGTTACTGATCTGACAATTATTCATCGTTCCCCAATAGCCCTGCACGTGCGAGGCGACATTGATCGGTCCTGTTGCCGTTGCATTGGCGGTCGCTGTTGCTGTGATGATAGTACCACTGTTGTATCCGGTCTGCGGCCCGCTGACTGCCGTCACCGGATAAAAGCCTTGCAGCGACAGACCGTTACCAACAACAGGACCACCTGAACCGTTGTCGATCAGAACAAAATTGCCAGGTCCGACATCAGTGCCGGTGGTCGTGATCGTAAGGTTGCGTGAGCCCGACTGCGTCGAGATAATACCAGTGCCGCTTGTCGCCGCTGCATTGCCATAAAATGCGGAAAGCTCGATCCCTTCGCGCACGGTGACGCCGTTCTCTGCACGAATCACGATATTCGACAGTTGCACGTTGCCGCCTGGGCCTCGACCCATGATGCCGACGCTAACGGTCGAGCTGGCACTCGGCTTCGCGACAATCTCGCAATTGGTGACGGCAACATTGTTGGTTGAGGACCCGCCGCCTGTAGGATCGAGATAGATCGCGGTAGCGCCATGCAGCCAGAACGTCGTGTTGATAACCTTCAAATCGTCGTTCTGATTGAAGTCATTCGGAGCACCGATAGCGTTGTAGTTTATCAGGCCACCGTTGCCTCCTGCGTCATTGCTCTCAAACAGCGAGTTGCTGACCTTAATCCTCGTGGGACCTTTCCAGCAATCGACCGCATTGGTGACATTGATGGCGACATAGTTCGAGATGCGGACGTCATCGCAGCCCATAATCTGAAAGCCGGAATAACCAAACACAGCCCCACCGGGCTGTCCCGTATAAGCCTGAATATCGTTGATGCTGATATTCTTGGCTAACAGGAGCGAGAAGATTCCCCAACCAGATTGTCCAGAGATAAGGTTCTGCGAAAAGTCGAACGCCAATCCTTCTAGTGAGATCTGCACGTCGGTCTGATTGGTGGAGGTTGTCGGCGGCCACGGTGACGCATCCCAGCCCGCTGAAACCCGGTTGCTCCAGTTGGTAGTCAAAAAACATGGTTGGGTGAGACCGGTTGGCCGAATGATACTCTGCGATGATCCAGACCCTTGTAGTCTGGTATAGCTCGGCAGCACGACGGAAGACGTAATCTTATAGATGCCACGCGGGAACGAGACCACGCAGTTTCCAGCGCCGATTGCGGCGCTGATCGCTGCGGTATCATCCGTCGTGCCGTCGCCTTTCGCGCCATAATCCTTGACATTGATAACACCGCTGCTACTACTTGTAGTAGCGATCCGATCAATATACTGCTTCGTCGCAGCATCGAACGGACCAACAGGATCATGCCACAGGGTGAGCATGCCCTGCATCGTGTCGCCCTGACGGTTCAACCGTTCACTGAACGCTTGGTTCAGCTTGTCAGCGCGCAGTGGATTTTCACCACGTGTGAATGAAGTCGTCATGCGAGTGGGTCCTGATCCAACACGAAGTAGGTGCTATCCTCAGCAGCGATACCCATATCACCACCACCAGGATAACGCGGATCGAGTTCGAGTGGCTGTTGCGCGAACGCTGCCTTGATCATACGTCTGCGGTTCTGCGCCAACACCTGAAACTTGTTGACTTGTGCTGGGATCGTGCCATCATCGACTGCATACATCCAGCATGCATCGTATTGCAGCAGCAATCCATCGAGGTAAACCGTGTCACTGATATCAAGCGGCAATCGTGGTCGCTGTCGTGCCCACACCACAACACCAAATGTGCTATCCTTGGGATATACCTTGAACGGTCGCCCAGGTGTCGTGTAGTCAGGTGCCATGTAGAACGTCGAGATGCCACTACGCGGTGCAAACGGGTTGATGCTCTGTGGCAACTCGCGCAGCTTCCTGTTGCTGCCAT